ATAATCCGCTTGATACTCGCGCCGTGCATCGCGGTACGCTTGCCGCATGACTTTCGTTCTGTCCATGTTGAGCCACACTTCTAGCGCGTCAACGATAGCAAGCAAAGCGGCGCGGACTGCCATTGCTAAGATGCGGTTGTTGTCAATCATTTTTCTGTTCTCTCTCGTAGTATTGCGGCGCATCTCCGCCAATTGACGCAAGCAGGCTGCGCTCTACGATTTGTTTTCCAAATACGGGGTCGTCATGCTCGCCGACAAACGCTGAAAGCGGTACGCCTGCACGGTACGCCCTCAGCTTTGCGGGCGTACGCTGGAATGTCGCCTGCGCTGCCTGTCGCTCTGGTGACAGCGACGCAAACCATTCTTCGCCGGTCTGGTACGGTACAAAGTTACGGTTGCCCGGCGTGCTGTCGGACTGCATAAATTCAGGTTGGCGCGCTCCGCCCGGGACAATGTAGAAGACATCGCACCTGCCGCGATAGTGATCGTCTACGCGCTCGCCTGCTTTTAACTCAGTACCGTGTAGTGCAATACAGGCGGCACAAGTTCTGTCGTCCAGCGTAGCAGTGCGAATCTTGCGCTCGATAAACTCGCCGTTTATCGCTTCCATTGCGGCGTTTGCATCGCGGTACGATGTCAGTTGCAAAGTGCGCGTTAGGCTCTCTGCTGCCGAGCGTGGCAGGTTTTCAGCATAGCGCCGCATCTCTCTAGCCGTGCGAATTGGTGACCACCCAGAAGCGAGACCGTTTTCAATCGTCTCTCGTGTAAGTTCCGCATATCCCGCTCCCCATTTTTCCATCTTGGCAATCCACGCATCCGATGTAACGTAGCTCTGTAAAAAGTTCATCGCGTCCGGTATCGTGAAACCCAGTGCTTGCGCGGCAGCTTTGTACTCAGTAATAGCGAGCGGGTTTTTACCGCGCTTGACTAGCTCATCGGCAACGCCACGCAAAACGCCAGCGGCAACGGCGGCGATTGCGATGGGGCGTGCTGATTGCTCAATAGCGTCGTCATTTGCCTGTATCAGCGTGCCTGCCGCGTTGAAACTGGTTCCGTATTCAGCGAGCGAGTTGCGCAGAGCGGCGTTATCTGCCAGCATCTTTTCGCCTTCGTCGTCTTGGCGTTGCGCCTCGCTGTCCAGTTGCGTGAGTGCGCGTTGCATCGGTGCATTTTTTGACGTGGTGATTGCCGTTATCTGATCGAGTAGTTTACCAGCGGTGCGACGATACGCTGTTTCCAGTGCCGCGTCGATGTATTCGCCTATTGAGTACATTTCTATACCGCGTTTCCTGCCGCGCCTGTCAGCGCGTCAAATAGTAGGCTTTGATTGTTGCCGACTGCTTCTTTCATCTGCGCTATTTTCTCAGGCGACCAATTCAGAACCGATCCAGCCTCTTCGATGAAGACATCGTCGCCGAGCGAAGGCAAAATGTCGCGCATGATTTTCAAAGTTTCCATCTGTTCTTTTTTGTTGCGGATTGTCGCATCCTTCCAGATGACTGACAGTTTTGAGAAGTCCGGCGCGCTGCCCAAACCAGTGTTGAATGCGTTTTGGATTTTCGCAGTAAGCTCCAACACGTCTTTCATCGCCGCGCTATTTTGCCGCTGGAAACGCTCGACTTCACCGAGCAAACCAATCTCCAGTTGCTTGAGCGCGTCGCCACTCAGTGAGCCGTTGCTGGTTACGCCATAAATCGGCGTGTTTGTACTCAGTGCTATTTGCCGCACTGCGTTGTCAATGTGGTCAATATAGGCGCGTGTGTCGCTCTCATTGAACTCGCCGATTTTCGCGGCTTTGAGAAGCTCTATCATCTCAGGCGACATTGACGCGGTAGGTCTGCCATTTTCGTCTTTTGGGGTAACGACGATGATGCCGCCCGGCGTGTGCTGGTCAGGATTGATGTCAAAGCCTATTGAGTACAGCACTTTGAACGCGGTAAACTCCACGCCCATCACGCGGGAGTGAGATATTCGATTAAGAATATTTTGCTGACTGATTGCGGGGCGAATGCGCGAAGTGCCGTAGTTTGTGTAGCTGTCGCGGTCGTTGGCAAAATCAATCACGGGGATTTTACCGACCGCGCCCCATTCAATCGGATCACCATCTGAAACAACGCCTGCGCCGTTTTCGTCACCTTTCCAGTAAGTAATTTTATCCGGCTGATATACCGCGACCTTCATCACCTTTGGCGCGCCGCCTTCTTCCGCGTCCACGTTGTCGGCAACGCTCCACAGCTTGCACGCCCAAATCGGGGCGCGTGTCAGGCTGTCATAAAGCATGACGATGCCGCTGTAACCGTCATACGCTGGTTCGTCTGACCAACGGAGCGTTACGGGGTCAATCATTGCAAAAGCGTTGCCATCGCGGACAGCACCGCGCCACCACGAAATTTGTTTCGCTTCAAAGTCATTGCGCTCCAGCGTTTCGTTAATCCATTCCTGCGCTGTATCGTCGTCGTCATATACGCCGTTGACGTACAGCCGAGATGCCATTTTATCGACGACAACGCGGATATAGTTGACGTTCAGATCGTTCAGGTCTGCGTCGTCTTTTCGCAAGCGGAGCATCCGCTCCATTTGCAGGGTCATCTCTGCATCGTGGTCGCCCTCTTCATATCGGCGATATTTTTTGATGCGTGCGCCGCGCTTGATGAGCGATGCCTTCCACGAGTTCGGCGCGTCGATTGCTGAGTATAATTGCGGGTTGGTGTGCAGTAGTGCGTCTACGATAAGCCCTGAATTATTTGCGTCTGTCATTTTTATCTTGCTCCTATATAGTTATGGGTTGTTACGCCGAGCGATGCAACCGGCTTTGGTTTCAAACTATGCCATCCAATAGCAAGCGCCATCACGGTATCGTCGTGCATTCCTGCTGGCGCGTTGTAGCTGTAACCGCTGGCGGTCTTTTTTGCTTCGTAGGCGGTCAACTCGTTTATAGTTACTTCATCGGGCAGGATGCTGATTTCTTCGTGTTCAAAAGCAGACTGCAACGCCTGAATAATTGGTGTCTTTGTTGCGCCGCTGGTGTGAAACGGTATCACAATAAGACCGCGCTTTCGTAGATGGTCTATGACTGGCTGACCGATGCTATTGTCTTCAATGGTGATGCTTGTCATTTTGAATTTATTATACACTGCATCAATACGGTCTTCGAGAACTTCATAACCGACGCGGCGAAACCTGTCTTTGTAAACTTCAGCTTTCTTAGCAACGTCCCAAACGCTAATGACTGTGTAATCGTTGGCATCTGCCACATCAACCGAACCACTGTATTGAGTGCCAGCTATCGGCGCATCTAACCACGCGGAAGTGGCGCACTCCGTAACGTTTCGGAATACCATGCCTTCGCCGCTAACAATCTGCGCCATGTATTCCTGATTGAAGATGTGCGCCGCGACCCTACCTTTGATAGCGTCGATCTGCGCGGCGTCGATGAATGGATTGTCGTAGCTCGTCGCGTGTATCTGTTGCCAGCCGTCCCACACAGAAGCACCGCGCCAGATAGCGGATGCCCAATTGTTCCCCTTTGGCACACCGCAAAACACTACCCATCCGTTATGGTCAAGCAGCGTTGCTTGCAGGTACTCAGTCCAGACAACTTCACGCATAATCGAGAACTCATCGACTACCGCGCCCATGATACCCTCGCCTGCCAGTGATGCAGGATTGTCGGCGGTGCGAAACCATATCTCACCAAGCCCAGGTATTCGTATTTCGTGACTTGACCGGTTTATATGGTCCCGTTCTTTCAGTCCCATGCCCGTGATAACCTGCCTTGCTATCGTCGTGATTTCGCGCCATGCCCGCTTCATAGATGCCGACTGCCATGACAGCCCAACCCACCAATAGAGACCGGGGCGCTCTTGCATCTTGAAAAATATGCGCTGAACAAATGCGTCTGTCTTCCCAAAGCGACGCCCAGCGAACACGGCGAGATTGTCGCCAGTTGTGACCATCGTCATCTGCTTTTCGCTATGCGGGCGTTTTAGTTCAATCGTCTTCGTTGGCATTTTTCCACGCGAACGCTATTTCTATTTTCTCCCCGCCGCTTGTCACGTCTACCTGTTTCGGCATCTCAATACCGAGCAACTCCGCACGCGCTTTCACAACCTGCCGCGCTTCTCGGTAGTCGTGCTTCGCTAGGTTCTTTGTTAGCAGAAACTCATAACGCTCTTTTGCCAGCGCGATCTCGTATTCTCTATCCGTGTCGGCTTTTGCTTTGATTTCTTCGGTAGCGTCGGCGATGTAGTTGTCTACCGCTCTATCGGTAAGTTTCCATCCATTATTTGAAGCATATTGCAGTATTTGCGCCCTGCC